CGTAAATGTGTGGCGACCGTGATTAGCTGAGCCTCAAACTTCGAGCAGCTATGAGTCATTAAGCACCTATTCATTATGACTTGGTATTGAATAGTAACCTTCTACAAGTCCCTTTATTTATTTTAAAATTTCAATCATGGCTACAATTAAGAATATTTCCGAGAAAGCGACCTTTGAGGTTACCCCGAAACAATCGAAAGCTATCAAACAAGTGGAATCCCGATCTGCAGAAATTAAACATAAGATCGGCATTGAAGCTCATAAGAGGCTTATCAACAGACAACATCTTTTCTCCGGACGACTTGCAACTCTTTTGAAGACAAGCACCGGACGACCTATACCTTTATTTGAGAAATCATCCCGGCTGTTCAATGTGTCTGTTCGATTTGGAAACTTTTCAGGAGTTCTGAAGTTTTCCCGATTAGATCATTGGACTGACGCCTATGTGAAGAAATTACAACCCTTCACTTCTCCGAACAATCCCGAACAAATGATGCACCAATTCTTTGGATCAAACGTAGCAGAAGCCATTCTGAACATGTTTACTAAAGGGACTGGAAATATCATGGGATTCTTCAAGAAATCGACTACAACCAATTTGATATCAATTGCTGGTTCACTAGCAATTGTTTCTGCGACCAATGACAACTTCATTCGAATCACAGCCCTTGGAATTGTTCTGGCCAACCTTCAAACAACTGTGGATCTTTTGGCTACTTTGAACTTCCCTATTGCTGCTGTCTTCACTCACCAGGATAACAAGACCTTTTCCTGGATTCCAGCCTGTGTTGGTATGCTTGGACTCTTTTGTGTTGGAACTTTCAAGACTGACGTCACCAAAACTATTTTGGGTAGGTCTCTGCATCTTGGATGGTCCATTCCTGCTGTGCTTGGAACCGTACGAATTACTGAACTCGCTGTCAGGGAATTGATTCCCGCTATTTATGAACTGGTCACTGGAAAGACCTGGCTAGCTGATACTGTGGTGTCTAACCTGGCTGAGTTTCAGTCTTTTGTCGAGCGCATAGAAGCCTTCGACCGCTCCGATTTTGATTTGAACACAAATTTTTGGAATCAACGGACAGTTCTTGAGCTCAAGGAACAATACAAACGCCTTCTCATCGATGCTGACAAGATGAAACTTCGTACCGCTGCACAACCCCTTTTGGCTGGCTACGGTCGTAAACTTGAAAAGTGGATGGAGAAGATCCATGCATCAGGATTGCAAACATCTGGCGCACGTGTTGAGCCTGTTGTTGTCATGATTAGTGGAAAACCCGCTATTGGTAAATCCCGCTTTGTAAACGAACTAGTCAAAGAGGCTGGAATAAACATACCCTGGCAAGGTCGACCTGGCGAAAACATCATGGACCATATCTATACTCGCAATCCTAACGACGCATTTTGGGCTGCTTATAGACAACAGTACGCAGTACTCTACGATGATTTTCTTCAGCGTGTCGATTCCGCCCAAAATCCCAACCCCGAAATTGGCGAACTTATTCAGTTGTATTCAACCAACGCCTTCATGGTGCCCATGGCCGCTCTAGAGGATAAGCAAAGAGGATTCTTTCGCAGTCCAATGGTCATACTGACAACCAATGCTGAGCAACTTGACTCAACAATTGTGAAGAGCATCAACTCTGTGCCTGCCATCAGAAGACGTTTGGATTTCTCATTCCGAATGGTCCGAGATGCCAATGGACAGGAGCTTTTCTATCCTCTCATTGAAGGGCGTTTAGACACATCCCAGCGACTCACAAAATCTCAAGTTATAAATGCAGTACGCGCAAAGTTGACTGAGAAGAAGGGATGGTTTGAAAATCAGATGACCAAACCCAACCAGTGTCAGATTCCGATTCAGTGTGTTGCAGAGATGATTGAGGTGATAAGTGCTCCTGCCTACAGTGAAGATACAGGAGTTCAACGAGAAAGACGCACTTCCGCTCCGAACCATCGGTATTGCCATCCTAGTGCTGCCTGTCAACTACCTGAGGACCAAAATCATGTTGTGTATAACCCGATACCTGAACAACAATTCGCAGGACGAGAGACCCAGGACCTACTATCAATCATGAAACATCAGGGATTCTTTACCAGGGTTACTGATTTTGTAGGCACTGGACCACAAGAGACAGTTGAAGTTCGAGTGCCTTACATTGTGCTCCTGCAACACAACTATGACGTACAACGAGTTCATATTGATGAATTAGACGAGATCATTCAGAACTTTAATGATCAACACGAAGATGCACCACTACATCGACCTTTAACTGCATCTCAAGTGCTCATGCTTGTTGATTTTGCGCCTGAACTTGCCCGATATACTGCCTTGGCTGAAATTCGTGATTCCGATCGTGCTCGTGAAGTCCTAGAAGATCGCATCACTGATGCTATAGCTTTAGGATACCAAACGCCAGAGGGATGTGTCACAAGATGGTATCATGTCGTCTATGATGTGCTCATCAAGACCTACCAGCGCTTGGGAGGGATATTTAAGGATATTCCCTGGGAGACGATTGGAACAACTATTGGAGTTGTTGCCACAGTTGGACTTCTGTCCACCTTCTTCTGGAAGCTCGCGAAGTGTGTCATGACTGGAGCAAAACCATTCAGTGACCATGAGAATACTATCGACAATGTCAACGCGGTGCACAAACTTTACAAGTTTGAAAGCAAGGATACGCATGGTCGAGCAGTTTCCCGTAGGGCCACAACAATTCGCATGAACAGAGAAGGAATGAGTCCGATCCAATCATTTGAATTGTGCGACGAGAAGATCGAGTTGAAAGACAGCGAAATGAACAATACTAGTGTGTCCTTTTGGTTACCACCTGGTAAATTGATTGGACGACCACATTTTAGGGCTGAGTTATTGGTCTCTATAAAAAATGTGCTTGATTTTTACAAGCGCTCACTCGTTGAGATTAAACCGCAGATAAGTACTCGGGAAGTCATTGATGTTCTGGCTTATGTCATGGACAAGATGTTGGACCAAGGAATTGTCATGCAGGACATTATTGAGGCTTTCAATCTTGGAGAGTCCACAATTGTTCATTTGGAGAACTTACACGGAACGAGTGTGACACCGGCAGTTATTCTTGATTTGGCTACAATAATCCATGCTGATCGGAAGCCAATGAATCTCGAGGGATTTGTCGATCCAAATGCGGAAGGAATTAGCCAAAAGATACAAAGGAATCTGGTAGGCATTGGGTGTGAAGGAAAACGCCATGCTCAAGCATTGTTCTTTCGCGACAGAACTTGCTGGGTTAACACTCATGTCTGGAACCAGATTGGTGGCTACAACGTCGAGATAACATACTATAATGGGAGCGATGAAAGGACTATCGTGATCCCCCAGGAAGATATCAAGGCCGTTAGCCACGATAAGCTCGACATCACTATTTTGACCTTTCCGATTTCGATGAAACCATTTGCGAATATTGAGAACCACATTGTTACAGACGCTGATCTTAAGATTGATCTCATTCGCTACGCCCGATTGGTTACTCGCAGACAAGGAATTGTCACTTACCTCTCTACAGCAATGGTTGAACGCGAAAAGAGAAAGATCCAGACTTCTGATGGTTGTTTTTACGATGCTTGTACCGCATGGTTTTGTCCTAATCTCAACTCATCCAATGGTGACTGTGGATCTCCACTAATCATCCTTGATCCCACTATGCCGAGAAAGATCTGTGGTATGCATTTCCTTGGAAATGAAAATGGGAATGGAGGTTCAATCATACTCACCCGGGAAATTATTGCTGACATGCTCAACGAGCGGGAACCAGACGGTGTTCAAGTACAGCTTGGAACTTACGAATCCATGAATCATACGGAGATCAAGCCTTGTGAATTTGTAGCTGAACCACTCGCTGCTCTTCCTCCTCCTTTCGAACCAACCAAGACTAAGATTCGACCATCCCTTCTTCAAGGTGAAATTGCTGATCCAATCACGGCTCCTGCTATCTTGAGACCTTTCTATACTCCCGAAGGAGAAAAGATTGATCCATTAGAACGGGGCGTCAAAGGTTTCAACAAGGAACGGCCTTATGTGGATGGACGATTTTTGAAAGAAGTTCCGAAGCTTCTCTACCATTATACTAAGGGCATGCCTGTTATTTGCCGCAAACTTACCTGGACAGAGTGTGGAACTGCTGAAAACATTGCTGGACTTGAACCGATTGATTTATCAACCTCTCCTGGCTGGCCTTTGTGTCAAACAGCTAAGCGAGGAAAGAGAGACTTTTTCACTCCTGAGAAAGAACCACTCCCCACTCTTGTGAAAATGTGTGAGGACTTTGAGGACCAATTGAGGAATGGAACTGTGACTGATGTGCCCATATTTCGAGATACACTGAAGGACGAGCGTGTGGCTCTGAGGAAGTGTGATCGGTCGAATCCAAAGGCTATCAAAA